GATACTTGGTGGGAAAAAGATGTTGAGGTTGCTGCTGTTGAAGCAAATGAAGAAGAGGGTAGAGAAGCTGCTGACGCATACACACGAACTGACCAATATTACACACAAGAAGAAGCACCAGAGGGTTCAACAGAGCGTACACGCATGGGTGTTAGATACCCAGAGTTACTAGCGTTTATTGGTGCAGCAACAGAGCAAAGACTGACTAGCATCGAAACAAGACTAACAGCATTAGAAGGATAAGCAAGTAATGTTAGGTTTTAGTGCATTATCTGCTGGACCACTATCTACGTCTACTAGAAATAATGTTGCTACTCAAGTAACATCTCCCTTTCTAAACTTAGTAGCAAATAGTATAGCTGCTCAAGGTAAAAACAATAGTGCAAGTAATTCTGTAAGTGCTACTCTTTCTGCTGGTACACTAAGCACTAACCTAGTAGCAAACATTCTTACCAACGCAGTTACTGCAAACACTAATGTAAATACTACTAGTATAAACCTTACAGCTTCTAAAGTAATTCCTGCTACAACTGCTACTTTTAGTTTAGGTGGTTTAGAGTTTCCTGCTGACGATGTACTTTTAGATGCAATATCTTTGTCTGTAGGCATAACAGAGCTTGACTTTAATGCAAAAGCAAGTACAACTACAGGCAGTTTTAGTCTTTTAAGTAGTCTTTTTGATATAACGACTCTTTTAGAGATTAAGGCTTCCGCAGAGATAGGAACTTTATCTAGTACATTTAGTTTAAATTTAGATAAACCTGCTGATAATTTATTTGACTATGGCGCACATGCAGAAGACTACGCTAGAACAAGAACTGTATACATACTACCTGAAGGTGGTTATAATTTAAGTAAAGTAGTTCATGTAAATCCTGAAAACTTTACGTTGACAATAGATGCACACAGAGATATACCCACTACTGTATTAATAACACAATAAGGACAAGAGATGTCTTACAAATGGCCCGATAAAGATCCAGATGAAACAATAGACTACAGCGTAGATTGGTCACGCTTTATACCTGATGATACTTTATCTTCTGCAACCTGGTTTGTCAAAGACGCTAGTGGAAATAAAGAACAAGTATCTAATGCTGAAGTAGTAGATGGATTGCAATTTGTTCAGCCTACATTGTCTGGTAAAGTAGCTACTGCACGTTTTGCATTAGGTACAAATAATAAAAGATACACTGTTACTTGTCAGATAACTACAGGTGGTGGCTTAGTTTTTGAACGTTCAATCTTTCTAAAAGTGAAAGAGAAGTAATATGGCATACAATTTTATAGGATTAACCAATGACGTTAACAATAGACTCAACGAGGTACAGTTAACATCTAGTAACTTTGCTACAGTAACAGGCTACTTTGCATTTGCTAAAGATGCAGTTAACTCTGCTATAAGACATATACAACAAGAAGAATACGAGTGGCCTTGGAATCATGTAGAAGCTTCAGAGATATTATCTGTAGGTGTTTCTAGGTACTCGTACCCTAATGATGCAAAGACAATAAACTTTAATACCTTTCGTATAAAAAGAGATGCTAGTCTAAATGTAGGAACAGAAAAACTAAAAGTAATGTCCTATGAAGAGTACCTAGAAAAGTATGCAGACTCTGAGTATGACACACAAAGCAAAGGTATACCCACTCACATTATTAGAACCCCTAGCAGGGAAATTATATGTCACCCTATGCCAGATAGAGAATATGAATTAGTATATGAGTATTACAGAAATGGATACGATTTAGTTAGTGATACTGATATACCTTCTTTACCAGAGCAGTATAGATTTTGTATTGTTGATGGTGCTATGTACTATGCATACCAGTTTCGTGGAGATACTGCTAATGCAAACATGGCTAAAGAAAAGTTTGAGCAGAGTGTAAAATATCTAAGAAGCATAAACATAAATCGTACTGACTACCTACGTGATACAAGGGTACACTTTTAATGCCTACACAATGGACTACTTTTCCTGTTGAGTTCAAAGGTGGTTTGATCTCTAATCAGTCCCCCTTACAACAGGGTATAAACTCTATTGGCTCTACTACTATATTACAAAATATGGAACCAGACAGGCAGGGTGGTTACACAAAGATAAAAGGTTATCAAAAGTTTAGCTCTACTGAAATCCCAGGGACGGGTAATATACAAGGATTAAAGGTTGTTTCTAATGGTCGTGCTGTAGTTGCACGTAAGATAGATCAAGCTGCTATTGATGCTACGGCTGCTCTCTCTTCAGGAGACTTAAACAAAACAGGATACTACTTTGGGACAGGTACAGCATGGACACACATGGCTACTTCTCCTTTAACAGGTGGTGGCAAAGTACGCAAAGCTACTTTCAACTTTGATGGAGATGATAAGACAATATTTGTTGATGGTACAAACTATCCAGTAGTATATAATAGTTCTGGTAATACCATGTCTTTTATGTCTTCTTCTACACAACACATATCTACAGACTTAGAAGGTGCAGAACTAATAACTGTATTTGATAATAGTGTAGTGTACTCTAAGAATAATAACATTTATGTTTCAGGACAATTTACTGAGGCTAACATAACAGGTGGTGGTGCTGTTAACATTGTTGCAAATGTTGGAAACACAGTAACAGGTCTAGCAGTCTTTCGTGAAAAGCTTATTATATTTACAGAAGATAAAATTCAATCTCTTGTAAGAACTGATGCTAGCCCCTTCTTTAAAATAGAACCTGTAACAGATAAGATAGGTTGTATTAGCTCTGATAGTATACAAGAGTTTGGTGGCGACATAATGTATTTAGCACCAGATGGTTTAAGACTACTAAGTGCTACTGATCGTATTGGTGACTTTGCATTAGACGTTACGTCAGATAGAATATTTAAAGACGCAGATGACTTTTTAAGATCGACACCAAACTATTGTTCTATTATAATAAGAGAGAAAGCACAGTACAGAATTTTTGCTTATGTAGGATCTCAGAGTACAGATACATCAGAAGGATTAATTGCTACTAAGTTTATACCTCAAGGTGGCTCAGGAGTTGAGTGGTCTACAACTAAAGGTATAAAAGCATTTGTAGCAGATAGTATATACTCAGGTACATCAGAGGCTATAATGTTTGCCAATGAAGACGGGTACTTATATGAGATGGAACAAACAAATGGCTTTGATGGTTCTAATATAGAAACTATTATGGAAACACCTTACATGCCTATTACAGATCCAGAGGTACGTAAGACAGCATATAAGTTAACCCTATACACAGATCCTACAGGTCAAATGGATCTAAAGTTTAGACTCTTGTTTGATTTTGATTCTGGTGGTGATACAAGTATAATACAACCAGAAGAAATAGATATAGGCTCTACGACTGGAGGTAGTGGTGTATTTATTTTTGGACAACCTAACTCCATATATGGTGGTACAGGTGTATTATATGGTAGTAAATTAAAAAGAGTATACAACGAAAACTTGATAGGATCTTTTCACACAGTTGCTATGAGAATAACAAGCGATAGCACGAACCCTCCCTTTACCTTAGACTCAGCAATATTACAATATAGACAAAACGATAGGCAATAATCATGGCAGGATATACACGTCAAGCAGCAGCAAATATAGTTACAGGTGGTGTCATTGACGCTGCAGACTTTAACTCTGAATACAATGCTATTGAAGCAGCATTCAATGGATCTACAGGACATTCCCACGATGGTACAGCAGGTAATGGTCCACCCATCTCAAACTTAGGACCGTCCAATGACTTTGTAGTTACTTCTAGTGTTGTGCGTCCTAAGACAGATGACACCTACGACTTAGGTACTTCTAGTATTGAATGGAAGGATGGCTTCTTTGATGGTACACTAAGAACAGATATACTTACTGTTGATGAAACTTCTACCTTTACTGGCAATGTAACAACAGTAGCTGATGTTGCTATAGGTGGTAACCTTACTGTGACAGGCAACGCTACTATAAGTGGCAATCTTACATTTGGTGATGCAGACTCAGACAGCATTAACTTAGCTGCTGAAATAGACTCTCATATTATTCCTAATACAGATGGCACTTACAACCTGGGTAGTGCAACAAAAGAATGGAATAACTTATTCATTGATGGCACAGCTAACATAGATGCTCTTGTAGCTGATACAGCAGATATAAATGGTGGAAGTATTGATGGTACTGTAATAGGTGCTAACTCTTCTGCAGCTATAACTGCAACAACAATTAATGCTTCTAGTACAATTACTGGAGATGTAACAGGGAACTTGACTGGTAATGTAGTAGGAAATGTAACTGGTAATGTAACTGGTAATACATCAGGTAATGCAGGTACAGCAACAACCCTTGCAAATGCTAGAACTATAGGTGGTGTGTCTTTCAATGGTTCAGCAAATATAAATCTTCCAGGTGTAAATTCTGCAGGTAATCAAGACACAACAGGCAATGCAGCTACAGCTACTGCTCTAGCAACTGCACGTAACATAGGATTAGGAGGAGACTTATCAGGTTCAGCTAATTTTGATGGTACTTCTAATATAACAATCTCTGCAACCATTGGTAGTAATTCTGTAGCACTAGGCACAGATACTACAGGTAACTATGCTGGTTCTGTGTCAGCAGGTAATGGAGTTACTGTTAGTGGATCTGCAGGTGAGGGTACTACTTTTACTGTAGCACACTCTGATACATCAAGTCAGGCTTCTTCAAATAACAGTGGACGTACTTATATACAAGATATTACACTTGATACATATGGACACGTCACAGGCATAGCTACCGCTACTGAGACTGTTACTAATACAGACACTAACACAACGTATACTGGAGGTACTAATATAAGTCTAAGTGGAACTACTTTTAACTTAGATTCGGACCAACGTTTTGCTGCTGCTACTGATGTTTATACTGGTAACGCTCACGAATATATTCACTTTAATGATGGAAGCCAACATATTGCGTTTGTCACTGGCGGCAGTGAGGAGATGAGGCTTGAGAATGATGGTGATCTTCATGTAGATGGCAACATAACTGCATATTCAACAACAGTATCTGACCAAAGACTAAAGCATGACATTGAAAAGATTGACAGTGCTTTAAATAAAGTATCTCAGTTAAGTGGTTATACATTTAGTTATAACAAAGATGGAAGAAGGTCTGCTGGGGTATTAGCACAGGAAGTAGAGAAAGTATTACCATCTGCTGTAGAAAGTAAATCACTAGTCTTTCATGGCGAAAAAGATGTTGAATACAAAACAGTGCAGTATGATCAACTTCATGGATTACTAATAGAAGCTATCAAGGAACTAAAAGAAAAACTAGATGAATGTAAGTGTAAAAAGTGTGAGTGTGAGTAATGGCTCTACCAAGTAGCGGTGCTATAAGTTTAAATCAAATACATGTTGAAGCTGGTGGATCTAGTGGCGCACAAGCAACACTAAATGACACTGACATTAGATCTATAATAGGAAAAAGCTCTGGAGCATCAAATGCTTTCAATGAGTACTATGGAGTCAGTGCAAGCGCACCTAGTGTTAGTTACAGAGGTAGAGCTTCAACAACAAGTAACGGCTTTCCTCAAGGATATATCAGTCTAAGTTCTGGTACAAAAGTTGTTGTTGTTTGTCTTCAGTTAGCAGGTGGCCCTCCTTCTTACGGAAACACATATGTAAATTTAGGTGGTTCAGCTATGACACTTGCAGCAAAAGTAGATACTGTTACTCCAAATAGTGGAGTATGGCAAGCACGTTATACATCTGCAGTATATTATATTACAACATCTACATCAGGTTCAGTGTTAATTTCGGGCAACGGTGGTAGTGGTAGATCAAGCCTTACATGTTATGAAATAACGGGTTATAATAGTGCTACTCCCTACACAACCGACACAGCACAACAGACTAACCTAGACCTGTCTGCTAG